CAGGCATTATTTCTTCCTCATTTTGTTTGCTTGTTTTTTCTTTTTAGCAAAGCCTTTTTTAACTCTGCCACCTTTTTTGAACATTCTTTGATCGTTCATTAAAGTCTCTGCATTTATAAAAAATGGATCGTTAGCCATTTCTTTTGCTGTCATCATTTTTGACATTCTCGGTTTTATATTTCCTCTGCCTCGATCTAATATACCACCTGCAATATCCATCATGTTTGGTTTTGACATCATATTGGATATATCTCCACCCTCAGTTGCTAAAAAGTCTTTCATTTGATTTTTTCTATTTCTTGCATTCATAAATGCTTTTCCTAATCCAGCTACCGCTAATAGTGGTGCAGCTTTTTTAAGAAATCTTTTTATTTTTTTCTTTGCCATTATTTTTTACCTCCGTTTCTAAATATTTGCGTACCCTTTATACCATATATGCTCGCAACTACAAGGATCCACAAATTTGTGAACCATGACGGGAGCTGCGAAAACATGTCGAAGAACAATTTTACCTTGTCCATCGCTGTTGGATCGTCTGATACGACTGCCCAGGCGAGCACCAACACGGGCAAACTTAAAATTATCAAAACTGCCTCGTCTTTCCAGTCTGATTGACGTGCTTCTAACAATTTTCCTTGGTAAGCTTCGTCACCTCGGGCCATACGCTCAGCATGCATTAATTGTGCGTCCGACATTGCCATCTTCGTTCTCTGCTTGTTAGCATAAATCTTACTTCCAGCAGAAACGGCTAATTTAATTGCCGATAACCACATAATTAATACCAGTCAGCTTTACTTTTTTTCTCTGCAAGCATTGCTCTTTGGCCTTTTACTTGAACTGATTGAGTTTCGTTTGGTTTTGACACTTCAACCTCAACTCCACCATTTGCAAAGCCATCTTTGTTCACAAACATGCTGTGATCAACATGAGTCATACCTGCGTGACTTGATTTTTTATTTTTTTTCATATTTATTCTCCAGTTTTTCGAATGATTGCAACATTTCCAGGCATTTTATCCGAACTCGGAAGAGTTTTACCTAAAATAGTTTTCTCAATCGATGTATTAGCTCTTAGTTTAGCCAATTCTTCGTTTTGATCAAGCTTTTCTTCTTGTAAATCTTGATTCATCATTGCTCTTGACTTATCTAGACTTAATCTTGCGTCTGCTTGCATACGTTTTTGCTCATTGTCCATAGCTCTAAGGTCTAATTCTCTTGCTTTTAGTTTAGCAACAGGGTCATTTCCAAAATCACCCATAATTTTGTTCTCTTCATCCTTAAATTCTTGTGTCATATCAGAAATTAATTTAGCTTTTCTTGCTTCAATAGCTAAATTTAAAGATAAAAGTTGTTGTTGAATTTCAGGAGCCTGCGCCATAGCAGGATTCATTTGAGTCATTTGTTGTAACTGCATCAATTGTTGTATCTCTTCTCTAAATTCTACTTCTAACTGTTCTTGTGCCATTAAACTTATGTGTTCAAAAATATTTTTTTGTAATGCACCCATAATCATAGGATTATTTTTAACCATATTAGTTGCCATAAAATTTAAATGAGAAGTTATGTGAGCTCTGTGATCCTGACCTTTAAATGCTTGAAAAGGTTTACCTGACATTGCCATAATATTTTCTGCAGCTGGATCCATAGGTTGTGGTGGTTGTGGTGGTGGCAAAATTCTGTTTACATCTTTGACACCAATTGCAGTGTACATATCTCTATATGCTTCATATAAATTATGAAGCTGTGGATTAGACATTGCAAGTTGTAATTCTGTTTGAGCTAAAGTTATTCTTTGTGATTGTGAAAATATATTTGGATCAGCTATAGGAAGTATGTCTATTTTATCATCAAAGTCTGCAGCTTTAATATTTCTTTGTCCACCTACAACATCGTAAGGATATTCTGGTGGCAGGTAAGTTTTAAATACATCTGCTAATAAAACAAATTCTTGTTTCAACGCCACATACAATCTTTTATGTATGGCTGACATGACCCTGGAGCCACGCTCTAAGAGGGCAATGGTCGTTCCAACAGCTGCCTGTTGGTTGCCGTCACCGACCTGCATGTCAGCTATGGCGGCAAATCGTTGACCTGCTTGAACCACAAT